CTCTGGTAATCTGCGTAGAGAAGGACATGAAACTAAATTCATGTCATCACTTGGTATCGGCCCATAAATGGACTGGAGCCAACCTACGATTAAATCATAGGTACGCATATACCGTCTATCGAACATTGAATTAGCATAAGCTATCCAACTCGTATAGACGTCAGGGCTTGGTGTTGATGACCAGACAGTTCGAAATCGAACTGGAGTGACATTTTCGCCATTAAAGGCGTCCATGCCACATGACTCACGAAAGAGTCCACTGGTACAGCTCTTGTCTCTATTGACCCGTAGGCCAAAGGACTCGAGGAGTTCGATAGCGCTCGCAGCATAAGCTGTTGGGACTATCACATCATCACCATACACTAAGATACAATCCTTTGTATCTGCGTCCGGCGCACCAGCAGTAAGCAAAGCCCAGATAGTTAGGGCCAAAATAGGGAAACATAAACTGCTTCCCATTGGCGCGAATTTTCTGAGCGGTAATTGCTTTCCTGATGGCAAAACCGTCGATGAAGTTCTGCAAGACTCTAAACATATATATATATGTTCAGGGAAAAGCAGATGAACCAGATCAAGCGAAACGCGATCCGAGGCCTCTTTGAGGTCTAGGGTCACGTATTTACCGCATTTAGACCCATGAAGGGCCCCAATACGGTTAAACACCTGATCTGTGAAATGAACAGCCGTCCTTGTTAAGGGATGCTGTTCAACCAACTCGACAATCGCCCGACCTAATCCTTGTTGAATCCATTGATAATCAACGGGTTCAGCAGAGATAAGACGGGGACCGCGTGAATCCTTCGGTACGAGACAAACCCGCGCCGGAAGATCTTCACTCTTCATGCTCTTTATAGAGCTAAGAGCATCACAGACATGCCCCAAAGATGCATAATAATATGCATCCAAAGGGTATGTCCGCGTGATGTTCGCCGACACATTCGTCCATAGGTATTTCTCATGAAGACGTTGCTTGGTAGCAACGGCTCCTGGGCCATGCCTAGGGTGAATGGACATCGGATCAAAACGGGAGAAAAGACTCGATAAGAGCCTCTTCGCCCTGCGGGTTATATTAACCTGATTACGACTAGAATTAGCCGTAAGACGGTTTCTATAACTATCTGCAACACTAAGTTCCAAAGTTTGGAACACAGGATGCAGTGCCGACAGATCATCTTCAGTTTTCTCAAACTGATTAATGACTTGTTGTTCCTGTTCATCGGAATAAGGCAATTCGTACTTGTAAAACAAGTACAATAACTGTCTTATTGTACGAACGCACTGTGCACACGGTTGCTCAAGGAGAGCACCGTCTGGTCGGAGGACCAGTTGGAAAAGTTCACCGAGAAATCTCGGCAACTTTGTTCCAGGGAGAGGATCAAACCTCAACTTGGACGCGTCTAACTGCTCATATCCGGCTAAGGCTTTATCAAAAGCCTTACCCAGACGAGGCAGGGTTTTCGTAAGAAAACCCATTCCTTCAGCAAACAGTCTCTTCCTGACCTTTAACTCGGTCAGGCGTAGACTGTGTGTGTTAAACACTACTCCGTGTACGTTTTGAGCGTCACGAAGCAATGTGCAGTAGATGGCATAACTGCTATCTAGGCTCTTATTGGGTGTCATTATTGATAACCCTCCTAGAGCATGCACACACCTCGTGAATCCGTTCACAACGAACCAACGGAAGCTAGGCTGAATTAACAACCTAGCTCACGTTCTAACTGTATGAAAGATAATCTCACACAGCTAAACCTCGATAGTATTCTCGATGAAGTAGACTTCTCCGGTTTAATCCGGAGGAGGTACCTCATGGTCAAGTACTTCGGGGGCGGATTGTTCGCATTGTGCCCGAATTGCGTCGAGAAGAAGGAGTGTCCTTCGCCTTGCATCAGAGCTGTTAACACAGCCCTCGCAGAGCGAAGTAACCCCAATCAACCCGATAGCAAGACGGAGCAGTGCGTACTTCCGTTGGATCCTAGCTCTCCGAGCTAGAATGAACCACCTTCTCAAGGCCAGCATTTAAAGCTGACCGTTGAGCAAGGTCGCGGCACCGTTTCCGGTGCAGTCGAATTTGATTGTCGAATCCGCGCCAGTACTGGCGAG